TTTCGCGTCGTTCACCCAACATACCCTGAATGATTGGATCGGTATCACCGATGGTATTTATGCTGTTATTAGTGATGTTGTAGCGTATCATATGCCCCTCAAGGCTTTCTTCTTGTAGATTTTCACCTTGACCAGAATATTTACCAGCGTTGAGGATGCCCGCAGCCAAGCGTGTGGCGGCCAGTTGTATATCGGATGGAACAGAATTAGCATCATAATCAAACTCGGTAAACTTGCCAGTCACCCCTATGCGACGCAAGCCAGAGGGATAGTGAGTGTGGCGCCCACGGTAAACTATCTCACGCTTAATAGTTTGATTAACTGGCTCAAGGATAAACTCTTGGTTTTCCGTATAGTTATAACTGGCCGAGCCGTCGTTATTATAGGCCACTACAGCGCTGACGTTCTGTACAGGATCAATATCGATAGTATGCCCACCACCATCATAAAAACGTTCAGAAGCTACTACATTATCGAACTGACTGCCTAATTTGCGGTTAATCCATTTATCAACGGCATTTAAGATGTAAGCGGTAAGACTGGCGCTCTCGTTAGTGCTTAAAGCCCTTTGGAGGAATTGCGATACGTTCGTGGTGTTTGTGTAGGCCATTTACGAGGCTCCTTCTTTATCTTTAGAGTACCACAATCTATGCATTGTGTCTTGCCATCTTTTGTAGTTACGTCGGCGTGGCGGCCAGTGGCACGCACCGACTGACAGCGCGATAGCTGTGGCCTCAAGATAGCACCATGCCTGATATTGTTGCGGTCAATCATAAAGATATATTACCATAACCAAAAAGATAGCCGCAGGGGGTGGGCACCGGCGACTATCTATCCTTAATATATCACAACTTCCAAAAAGAAAAACCCCCAGCAGCTTAGGGGGTTTTTCTTGGAGGTCTGGCTATATGCTAGCCAATTCCATTGTAGCACTAACGCACCCACTTGCGGCCCCTCTCTGAACTTGTTGCCCCTTAGCTGGCAGCTATGGGAACAGGTGCGCTGCTTACTCAACTGGCTCTTATAGCGATGCGTTATAAACTTAGGGCAGACTGCACATTTCTTGTGCCACAATCCATCTCTTAAAAATAGAATAGGGGCTGTTTCCATACCCCTATTCTATAGTAGTAAACCGTTCGGGTCAGGCTATATCAGCTAACCGTACCTGTGCCGACTAATACAAACTTGCTGCGGTTACCCTTTGGACAAGTGCCAAGGATACGGACTACGGCGCGCATTGCGCTAATGTCCTGCGTAGCTAAGTTGGTAGAAACACTAGCTTGGTCGATGATAGTCGCTTCTGTCAGCATTTTAAGCTGCATACCGCGACGAGTGAACAATATGTAGTTCTTCAAGTCACCGAACACTGCAAATGCGTCGTTCGAGCCAACCACACCTGGGCTACCAGCACTTGCGCCAGAGGTTGGAAGTACGCGTACAAAGACGACTTCACGACCCCAAGGAGTGGTAGGAGCCTTAGGGTTAGGGATCCAACCGTCAGCTAAACTTCCGTAAAGGTAAGCATCGTTAGTCGTACCCTTAAGCTGTAGCAGGCGATACCAAGTTTCCTTGCGCATATACCATTTGTGGTTGCTTTCATCTAGATCATCTTCAAGTTTGCCCTCTGCCTTAAGCAGGTCGTCCCATAGTACGGTAGTACCAGCGCCAGAAACCGGTTGAGTAATCACGCCTGAAAGGTTGGTGATACCGTAGGTTGGGTCGGTAAAGGTAATTTGGTCAGCGACGGCAGCGTAAGCACGAGCCAATTCGCGAGTAACTAAGTTCCAGAAGTCTATAGCAGCGTCATCGGTAAGTTCGTCAGTAGCAGGGACGATAACGGCATATTTCTGTAGGCTAACTTCGTTTTTGCTGAAAGCTAATTTAGCCGCAGTCTTAACGCCAGCTTCAGCAGTGGAGTAGAAAGTTAATCCACTATCCAAACTTATGACACGAACGCTGGTACGGTCAGTCTGTCGCACATCGGCTTCGCGCAAGGCAACCCCATAGTTAGGCAAGTTGTCGTAAACAGTAGTAATGAAATCTGCGTCAGGTACTAATACTGAACCGTCGGCCTGGGTGGCTTCGTTGCCGTAACCAGCTTTATTAGCAAATTCAGCGCCTTTAGCTTCAGCTTCTTTGCGGGCTTTAATCTGCGTAGCAAGTGTAACCTTGTTAATCTTACGCAGGGTAGAGCTATCTTCTTCGGTAAGTGCCTTCATCTGGCGGAAGAAACGCATAGCAGGTGACATAGCGGCGATGTCTTTATCTAGGGTACCATCAGCCAAACCTTTGGCGAGAGGGTCATCAGCTACGGCTTCTTGCTGGGCTTTTAGTACAGCCTTCTTCTCAATTTCCTCGGTGTTCTTTAGGTATTCATCGAGTACCGACTTACTAACTTCTACAGTAGCTTCTTCGACGGCTTTCTTAACAGCAGCATCAATAGCTTCTTGGTTTGCGCCAGCCATAGCTTCTTTAGTTTTTTCTACGATTGCATCGACAGCAGCCGCATCTAACTCAACTTCTTCAACAGTATTAACATCACTCATAAGGTTATTCCTTTATGCTTAATTTTAAGGTCTTAATGACCTTATGACTTTGCGCTGCGACTGCCTTCGCATCTTGCAGAGCAAATCGCCTTACGCGTGTTATTTGTTTTTCGTCTTGGATGGGTGGTATTTCCACCGCTTCTTCCAGACGGGCTACCAAGTTTTTTAATACAGTGATAGCATCATTAACCTCATCTTCGGGCATATTAGCCATTTTGTCAAGCAAAACGTTTTTGCTAAAGTTCTGAAACTCCTCACGGATAGTATCAATGCTCTTGCCGGTCATAGCCTCTAAACTGCGGCCAGTAATAAGTGCTTCGGGATTGGCGGGGACAGCACAAAGTGAAAACTCTACCATATCCATCTTAAGGATAGTGCGATAGTCATCAGACCATTCTCTTACTAATCCACCGATAGATACGGCATTTATGTAGCCACCCTTCACCATAGCATAAACTGTGGCAGCGAAGGGGTATTCTTCTACGGCGAGCTGGAAGCGGGCTTTGATCTTATTTTTCATTTCGGTAAGCTTAAGTGTCTTACCAATTGGCAAACCCTCATAATCGTGTCCATATAACACAACGGGGTTGCTCATATAACTGCTGGTATCTACGCCACTAGTATCAATTTGTTCATTATAACGGTCGGTCGAATTAGTAGTAATGACAGCCTCTAAGGTGCCATCGCCGAGATCTTTAGTACTGGCGCTATCGAAGCTAAGGGTAAGGCGTATTTTTTCGCCTATTTCACGTTTTGTGATTTCTTTTTCGGTTATGGGGGCGGTTAATGTTTTCATTGTTTATGCTCCTAAATAAAGTCTAGCACATAGCTTAAGGTTATAATACAACATCAAGCTATTTATTCCGTACATTATGCGCCAATCTTCACGCTTGCTAGAGCGCCGTGAACATCAATCTCCATAGTACCCTTGATAGCAGTCGCGGTCGTGCGTTTTAATTTAATTTGAATTTCTCCCGTCACTGCTGCCGTGTCAAAAGTCAATGTCCAATCAGCAGTCGTACCTATAGTGGAATCAGTCCCAACGGTAGCTATCGTTACTGCACCCGAAGAACCACGGGTGAATGAACGGGTGCCAATATGGGCAAACTGGGCATCACCGATAAGTTGTCCGCCTAGTTCAAAGTCGATATAGCCAGCGGTGACAATCGCCACGCCGAGTCGCCAAAGCGTTACGTCAGTAGTATTTATAGTCGGTAATCCTTGGTAATGTTTCGACCAAAAGGCAACTCCTGGTGTCGATACCGTGGCAGAGTTACCATATACAAACCCAGTATCAACATATTGCTCATCGACTTTAATAGCCGTACAGGTAGAGGCGAGCTGTACGGGGACGGCAGTTGACGTATATGTGTTGTGATGATTAGGAGCAATATGCCATGTATTAGTGCTCGCCAGACTAATACCACTAATAGTGCAGGATTTAATAATATTACCGGCAACCTCACCCAGACTGAAGCCAGCTGATTGTACGAGTACAGCGTATTGGTGATTGCCAAACTCATTGCCAAGAATCTGTATCTGCCCAATGTTTGATGAGCCACTGGTTCGGTTAAAGTTCACGCCAACCAGACAATTCTCAATGGAATTATTAGAAATTATGAATACTGTCGTGGTACCTAATGGGTCAAGTGAGATACCACTCGAAATTTTATTAACGACACAATTTATCTTACAGTTGTTTACTTTTAGGCCACCGCCAGATTGCCAGAATATAGCTGCCGTTGCCGTTCGAGTTACCTGATAGTATGATTCGCCCTGAATCAAAGCATCGCCACCATCTACTACTGTGACATTGGAATAACGAACGTGGTAGCGGACTGCTTCCATTGAGTGGCCGCCATAAAGAATTGGTAGCTCACCGTCGGAATAGACGAGATTATCATAGAAACCAACTCGTCCAACATTCATAATCCGAGTTAAGTTACCGCCTGTGACATTGATGCCTGAACCAGCTGTTGGGGTTGGCGTAGTATTAACGATAGAAAAATCTCGCATTGTTGTCCCCTGCCCCGCGATACCAATACAGTTAGCCGTTGTAGAACCACATAGAATTGTCGTAATACCGCGTACACTCAACGGACTAGGAAATGCTGATGGCTGGTAGGCGTAGGGATCACCCATGCCGTGGCCGACCAGATTCACCGGCTTTGTAAACGAGTACCCAGTTGGTAGCGAATAAGTCCCTTTGGATAACCAGATAGTTCCGCCTCCAGTCGGTAGAGCTGCCTCGGCTGCGGTGAACAACGCCGTATCATCACCCGAAGTTGTATTTGCGGTAGGCAGCGCTCCGGAGGGTGTGATAGAGCCAGTATCTACATAGGTGGTCACTGCTCCAACGTCTGCTATCAACTGTTCTGCTCCGGTGGTGCGCCCATACACCCCGTAACCCGTCGCTCCAGTAACTGCACCCCAGTTAACAGTAACAGTGTTGGTGCTAGTACCTGCTGGGACTACCTGCGATGTCTCTGTTGAGGCGATAGTCCTGCCTCGTGAGTTAATAGCAGCTACACGATACCAATATGTAGCGGCAACCAAAGAACCACCAGTTGTTGCCGTTGAGAAGGCTGCATTAACGGGAGTGACAATAGCATCGCCTCCAGTGGTTGCAGGCATAAAATAACCAATACGTTCTACAAAATCCCTACGAGCTGCTTCGGTACTACCGCTGCCGGTAGTCGGGAGCGTCACAGTGCCAGTAAATGTAGGAGAGGCTAAGGGTGCCAGCAGAGCCAAATCAGAAGTAAGGTTCGTCACAGCAGATTCTGGTATAGCAATGGTAGTGTTACTCGCTGCCGTCGTTAATCCCTTACCGTTAACTGTGAAGGTGGCAACCTGGGTGGCTGAACCGAACGAACCTGTGTTAGAGTTTACCGTCGCTAGCGTTCCCGCGGCCGTGACATTTGCAGAACCATCAAATGAGGGCGAGGTATATGTTACATCACCCGTGACAGCGATAGTTCGCCCAGTGGTCAGCTTCGCGGCACTACCGGTAGTGTTTTGGTTGAAAGTCGGGAATGTATTAGTGCCAGAAGTCAAATCTTTATTTGTCAGGGTTGTCACAGCACTATTTTTAGTGGCATCAGAGGTATTATCTACGTTCCCAAGGCTCACATCCCCTTTCGTGACAGTCACGTTAGTACTTAGGGCATGGCCGTTTACTGTTGTAGTTTTAGGTACTAAACCACTCAGATCTTGGTCGCCTGTGTTACTACCAGAAGTATTGCTTATGGTAGTAAGCTGCGCATCGGTGACATAACGCTTATTGGTGCTATCTACAATATCAGCAGTCGTGGCATCAGCGCCGGCAGTCACCAACCCCTTTGTATCATAGGTGATCTTGGTCTTGGTCGCCCCAATAATGGTAGAGTTGGCAGCAATCTTGTTTGCCAGAGCCGTCGCTAAATCGGTCTGGTTATTTAATGTACCCGTTATAGCGCCCCAAGCAGCAGCAGATGAAGAAGGCGGGTCTACCCAATAATCGTCATAACTTGTGTTGGAGTTCTTAGCAAGAAATTGGCCCGTAGTTCCACCCGACGGCACACCTACGCCCGCAGGGCCATCAGCGCCCGCTGGGCCGCTCAATTCAAGCGTGACGTTGGTACTCTCAGCTGTCAACGTGACATTAGTGCTCTCTACTACCAGCGTGACATCTACGTCGCTCATTATGTAGTCCTGATTGTTATATCATTCGTGACAGTTATCGTATCTCGCTGACTGCTGCTCACAGCGCCGCCAGGAGTAACTAACTGGAAATCATAAATATAATCGCCCTCGTCGATATTGGTATCGTCGTGGGTAAGTGTAATGTGGGTAATTCCCTGGGTGGGGTTGCTGTGGCTAGTAACCTTTTTACTAATTAGCGCATCGCTGTCGGGCTGGTTAGGCTCGCTTTTCACAGTAAAAAATACACTATATCCAGTAATATCTATCGGATTTCCGCTACTATCTTTACAGGTGGTGGTAATGGTCGTATCGTCGCGTCTTATTATATTTATCATTTTTAGTCTCCCACTGGTATTATGGTGCATCGGCAGTTTGGATGCAAAGGTGGTTCTTCGACAGTATCGTAGGTATTTACGACTGTCTGCTCATCACCATTCTCATCTGTGTAGGTATAGCTGTCGCCCATAGCCAGGAAACTATCATCGAGTGGTACTGTCTTACCATCGAACTCAGCACATTCGGGACAAGCGTCGGGGTTGACTGACCATTGCTTGCCAGTCACATAGCCGGTTTGTTGGTATGCCCATGATGTAGCGGCATTACTTGCCTTTAATGTCTCAGTACGAGCAATGCGCTCGGCCTGGTAGCCGTTGAGCTTATCGTAGACTGATGCGACCCGCTGCTTTAGTTTACTCAGGCTTTCGCCAGCAGTAACACCCTGCGCTAAAGTATTCTGCAATTCCTCTAATATGCGGTCGTTGACTGTGCCGGCCATCTTTGCGGTTCCTGCTCTTATAATCTCTTGCAATGGGGCAGTAACTAAGAACTCACCATCATCATCACCGGCGAACACTAGTGCTAACCCACCTTGTACTTCGGCTAGATCTACCATAATCGGCGTAATGCCATCGGTTATTTGGTCATCGTAGGAGCTATTATCGAATAAGTGGAAATCCTTGGTACTCAGACTAGAGGCGTGTTGGGCGATATTAGCCAGCACGTCTTTCTGTTGGCGGGCGAGTATTGGTTTGAGAGTGCGACGAAATAGCTTTTCGTAGCGTACTTGGTTACGCATTAGGGCGAGGCGAAAGCGCTCGGCGTCTACTTTAGCGTCTTTTTTTTTAACCGTGCGTGTTATCTTCACGCGGATAGCCGAGGTGCTAGTGGCAGCAGGTGCGGGCGCTGTTCCCGCTTCGTCAATCGGTATCTGTTGGATGGGGATAAAGAGCTTGTCGCCACCGTCTACTACATCTAAGCCCTCCATATCGCGCACCTCATTACGCTTCAGCCACTTGTCAACACCAGCAATGCGCTCGTTAAGCTTGAACTCTTTGTCGTCAGGGATAATGCTTTTATGTATAACTCGGTAGTTGCGGTTATCTAGGCCATAGTAACGCTCTAGGGCAAACTGTAAGATGCTATCGAAACGTAGTAATTTTTTATCTATGTTGTATTTTGCGAAGATATACTCCAATGCCTCTACGTTGGCACGGCCTAAGCCGGTTTGTTCGGCTTTGCCCAAGAGGGGCAACGGCACCTTAAACATCATCAGCACATCATCGAGAGTCATCTTACGCAGATCTGGCATACCGAGACTATCGAGGCTACTACCAACACCCGTAAAGGTTGCATCACTATCGCGCAATATAGCCACCTTACCAGCGTTGCCTACACCTTCATATTTATCACGCCAGGCTCGTACGAACTTACGGAAGGCACCCTTGGTGACTTCACCCTTAATGTTCAGTACGCCAGATAGCCCTGCATTGTTCGCAAAGAAGTTCTTAGTATAACTGGCTGTAGCTTCATCTGTAGCGATATAATCACTGCCCGCCTGTACTACGCCACGCCCCTTGTAGGGATCATCTGGATTAAAGAACGGAAAACGTAATACTTCTTCTACTTCTAGCGGGATAGGGTCGCCATTGAGCTGTCGTATAAAATAGCCATTCACTTCACCAGTGTTCTTGTCTATATCCGTACCCACCTTGTCGGGGCGAAGCATCACAATCTCGCGGGGTTTGCCAGTAGTCTTACCGAGCGCCATATACCAAAACATATCGCCCTGTAAGAGCTGGTAGCTAGCTGTACCCTCAAACAGATCGAACATCGAGAAGCTGGCGGCTTTAAGATCGCGGCCACCAGGTCGGTGCAGCAGGGACATAAATTCGTGGTCAATCGTTTTCCACTGGTCACCGTTCTTGACCTGCAAAATCGGCTCATAGCTACCGCACTGTTCAGCAATCAGACTGACGCAAGCATAGACTACATTACGGTAAGCCTGTAACCGGTTTTTGCTAGTATAATCTGCCCCATAGCGGGGTTGTAAGATACTAAATTGATCATCGCTGCGGCCGGTATATTGCGAGAGGTCTTTGCCGATTAGTATTTCTTTGCCTAAAAGTTTGAATTTCGCCATATTGCTTATGTCCTTTGTTTTTTAGTATAGCCTATAAGTGGCTAATCGACATAGATATCGTCCTCCTCGACGATAGAACTGGTATCAACAAATGTCAAAACGAAAGCATCAGCGGTGTCGGGGCTTTCTACTTTCTTCCCCTCTAGGCTCAACCGTTTAATCATTTCGGCCTTCGGTTCTATCTGTATATTCAAGGAGCTATTTTGCTTGTAGTTTATCAGCTTGAGTTCCATAAAGCCATCATCCCGTAGTAGTTTACCATCTTCCTTATTTAACCATTTACGAGCTTCCCAATACATCCAGGCACGGATGTTAAGAAAACCTTGTGGCACCTTGAATATAGTAATTCCATTATGCTTTGTTTCTTTTTCACCGAAATGTATGGCCTTCACCAGATAGCCACGTTTCTTAAGTATGGCGGGTAGGCCATGACCAAGCCCACCGGCATCTACCACTGTGCGCCAGTCGCTTACAGTCCATTCTCTAATCAGCTTCTCGGCTGCATCAGCTATTACATCCAGATCATCAGTATCCATTGTTCGGGCCACCCAGCTAATACCGTGGCCAGGCGCACGCAGCACAAGCTTGGTTTTGTTCTTGCCACCACCAGCAACGTCAATGCCAAGCATTATACTATCGTCTATAATATCGTGGCCCCACTGGTTCGTCTGGCGCACTCCATTATCATCAGTCCGGTAGTTCCAGGCTGGCAGACTATCTGTTAAGCTGTCGTCTATCACTAGGTCGCTCAGTAGTCGCCTATAGCCATTAGCTAATACCTCGTCGGCTTCAGGGAATAGACAGCGATACATCCAGTCGTAGCCCGCTTCGTCTTGCATTTCGTTTAAGAAGTCTTGGGTATAGCGGCCTTCGGCCAGGGCTTGTTCATCATTAACAAATATCTTCTTATACCTATCGCCAAACCAAGTACGGTGAAAGTGATTGCGGTAGACTGGGTTGCCAATTTCTAGCAGGAATGAGCCGCTGGCCGTACCCTCAGCACCACCGACCATACGCTTGACAGTAGCATACAGCTCATCGCTAATCTGCCCAGCTTCGTCTAGTATAATGTTTGGCGCGCCGAAGCCCATCAGCGCGCTTTTGACCTGCCTTGTGTTCCCTGCCTGGCCAGAGTATACCCGCACCTCGCCACCATCGCGGAAGACAATACGGGTCTTGCTGCGCTCCTGCTTTAGCTTCTCTTTGCTAGCCTTAAACTCTAATAGCTCGCTGAACACCACGTCATCGAATATGCGGTCAATGATGTAGTCCATAATAATGCGCGCCTTATCCTCTGTTGGCGCGACGATAGCCCATTTCTCTTTATGTGTGGCAATGCGCAGCAGCACCCCGTCAGCCACGCTCATAGACTTACCATACTGGGTAGGCAGGATGAGCTGGGTACGTGGATAGCGGCGGCGAGAGATAATATCGACAATCAATATTTGGGTCGGGGTAAAGATCTCGCCGTGACCTAAGCCTGCTTCGTTACGAAATATCTGTAGGAGCTTGCGCCACTTCGCCTCTTGGGTCGGGGCTATCGGCGGCAGCAGGTTGCTCACTGACATCATCTGTGCTGTCGTCATCGAGAAAGTCCTTTATCTTATCGCGGGTTTCTTTTATGCCGATGTTGTTATCTACCTCAGCTTTAGGTTTAAAGTCTGGGTCGCGGCGCTCTACATACCATTTGGCAGTATTTATATCGCCCGCTACTATAGCTGCCGTAATGACTTCTTTTGCTTTGCGGGCTGGCATAGCCTTAGCTTCCTCTACCTTTTCAGCAAACATCGGATGATCTTTGACCCATCTATAGAAGGTGTCGCGGCTGATACCGGCGTACTGGCAAACCTCCGATACATTGTAGCTATTGTTAAACGCTTCAATTACACGAGCGATGGTAGCCGTATTGTACTCACCCCTATGGCTTCGTGTCAGAACTTCAGCCGTTTCTTGGCTGACAGTCAAGCCTGCTTCTTCCAGTGGTTTGCCGTTCATTTCTTCTGCCGTCATCGCAGCACCCTCACAAGCACCGCGCCATTCTCAAACACCTTCTCATTGATTTCAGGAAACTTGCTAAAAAGCTTGCGCGCCGAGCCTACATCCTCTGCGAAATCGGCTACCGTTTTATCGTCATTCTTTTCGGTGCGCCAATCTGTTAAGTTGTCGGGCAAATAGAGCAATAGGTCGTAGCCCCCCGCTACGGCATAGTCTAGTGGTTTAACCTTGGACACAATCATAGAGGGCGGTAATGATAGGTAGTAGGTATAGCTCGCATCTTCTAGCGCCTTTTCGTATTGCTTGCGGGTGCGGTGGCTAGGGATAAAGATACGCGTGTTAAAGCCACTGCGCCCAGCCCAGCGCAAAGTGGTGTGTGCCATCTGCTCAGCGTTATTAGCACCAGAGCTTTCGATTGCCACTAGGATTTTCATAGGTTATCTTCCCCACAGTGCAGCTCTGATACTTTACGTAGCACCGGCTCGCTGAGTTCTATATTAACGGGGTTGGTCATAGTCTCGCCTTTCCCATTTAGATGTTTGCTTATCTCTAGTATAAACGACTTGTATTAACTTCTTATTATCTGGCGGGTTATCAGGATAG